TTGGCGGCGATCTACGACAAATACGGCATTGGTGAAATGCGCTTGCAGCGCGTTGTGGACTGCGCCAACGAGATTTCGGCCAAGTTTTCGCTTGAAAAGCAGGTGCGCGGAGAGGAACGGGCAAAAGCAACGCTGGAAGCTGCGGTGTGGTGGTTCATGCCACCGTTTCTGTTGCCTGCGCTGTCTGCCCCCAAGACGGAGCGGGAGGCGGTGCAGCTTGCCGCCCGGCGCGAGGCGGCGGACACGGTTATGAAAATCTATGTGCAGGCTATGCACAAGGCGCTGGGCTTTGGCGCTGACCGCGTGGCCGTGGTGGCAGCCGAAACCGAGGGCAATTTCCGCCAGTTTGGGGAGTGTACAAAGGACGGCGAGTATTACGGGTACGCCGTGCTGGCGCGGAAGATCGGGCAGATCATTCACGACACGGTGGAGGTGGACACCAGCGGAGCAACGGAGCCGATTTTCGGCAAGACGCTGTTCTGATTTACAGACAATGGAGGTGCTGGGTATGCGGAGCGAAACGGTAAAGCATATCGTCAAATATTACGGGGGAATCCCGGAGGCTATCAAGCTGCTTAAACGGGAGCGTGACGCGCTGGAAGATGAATACAACGGCTTGGGCGGCCTTGCTATGGACGGTATGCCGCATAGTTCGGCACCCGGCAACCCCACCGAGGCGCTGGCCGTGCGCGTGATCGAAAACGGCGTGAAAAACCGCTTGCAGGAAATCGGCGTACAGGTGGCGGTCTTAGAGGGCGACGCGGCCAACATCCGGGGCGCACTGGACGCGGTGAACGGTAAGTACAAGTCGGTCATAATCATGCGGCTGATTCGTGGGTACAGTTGGACAAAAATTTCCGGCAAGCTGGGTGTGCCGGACAGCACGGCGCGGAACTGGCACGGCAGGGCCGTGGAACGGCTGGGCGAGGTGCTGGAAGAAGTGCCGATGGTGGACGAGTTGGCCGAGCGGGCCACGCGCGCGCGTACATAATATGCGCCGGGAAAAATCCCGTAAAAAACGCCCATGCCCCGGCGGGATTTTTTGCGTGTAAAAACCTCTCTTTTGGAGCGGAAAACACGGCGGGAAAACTGGCCGAAAAAGCGTTTTGGTCAAAAGATTTCACCCGGCGTGCGGAACATTTTCCGCTGATCGGGAAAAGCCGCTGGAAAAACAATTTGCGAATAGGAGGAATAAGGCGTGAAAGCGGAGCGGGATTTTAAGCTGGTTTGCACCGGCGGGCCGTATGGCGACTGCTGCTGTTCGTATGCTGTGGAGCTGCGCGGAGAATGGACGGTACAGGAGTTTGTAAAAGCCGTTTTGGAAAGAAACCCATGCGAATGGGGCTTTTTCTACATCCAAAGGGCCGGGCAAAAGTGGTACGAGGCGCAGGTGAAGATTGAGTATCAATACGGAAACCTGAAAAGCACTGTGCCGGAGAAAATCGCCCGCAAGAAAATCAAGCGTGTACACAGCAACGGCGGGTGGTCGTTGATGGACTACTGGATAGAAACATAAAGGCCCGGCGGGTAGCCGGGTAAAGGAGGCGCGTTTTTGTGAAAAGGCTTGTAAGCCGGGTGCTTGCCCGGCGTGTTGTGGCAGAAGTTGAACAGATATGCGGCTTGAAAATGCCGTTGGAGAGTACAAGGCAGCTTGTGGAGCAACAGAACTGGCGAAAAATCGCGTATATTACGGCAGACTGCTTTGTGGTGCGCCCGCTGCGGCGCTGGCTGAAACGGAGGCATGAAAAGTGAAATTGTGTGACAGGTGCAGGGTGCCGGGCTGCCTGCTGGACTACGGCGGCAAGGCTTGCCAAGAGGCACGAAAGAAGTATTGCCCGGATGTGTTTTTTACCAATGCGGACAAAATCAGGGAAATGGACGACGAGGCGTTGGCGGTGGCTATCATGTGTCCACATGACGGCGATAAATGCCCCGGCCCCGGCAACGCGAAAACCTGCATAAAGTGCTGCTTGGACTGGCTGCGGGAATCGGCGGAGGGGTAAGCATGGCGCAGATCGTGACGGCGCAGTTTGTGGGGCAGACCTCTTGCGGGTTTGTCAGAAACAAATACTATGAAATCGAGATCAGCGCCGGGCGGAGCGGGTGTTTGTGTGTGCGGGATGTGCAGGGGCAAGGCTTTTGCCCGTATTCCACGCTGGCCGCTCTGCGGAAAAACTGGAAGATCATCAACAACGAAAAAACGCCCGGCGGCGAACCGGGCAGAAATGAGGCAGGATATGAACGAGGATATTTTGACCCACGGTGAAACCATGAGAGAGGAGCAGCTTTTGGAGGGGTTGCGTAAAACCCCCGAACTGAAACGGCGCTTGGTCATGCGCGTGGCGGCGGATTTGCTGGAAAGCGAGGCGTTTTTGGAGGCGTACCCGCATTTGGAAACCGAGGAACAAATAAAAACGGCGCTTACCCGGCTTTTGCACAAGAACAAGGTAAGCACCATTGATGGGCGGCGCATGGCCGCAGAACTGGCGGAAAGTTACGAGGGAATGTATTCCCATTCGGACAGATCGGAGGGGCCAGCATCGGAGCATGAATCCCATTCGTCACAGCCCGTCACATGACTGAAAACATTGTCGGCTTCTGCCTGCGGCGTGTCGCAAGCCTCCCAAACTGTTTCGTTATGGCACAGGCCGAAAGTGCCGTCAGGCTGGCGCACGATCTTCAAAATGCCGACTGGTGAGCGATAAATCCACATAATAGCTAAACCTCCAAAATTATTTTGTGCAATGCCTATAATACAGCGATTTCAGGCAGAAAACAATAGGAAAACACCCCCGGCGGGCCGTGTGGCCTTGGCTGGGGGTGTTGCTGTTTGCGCAGGTTTTGTGATCGTGGCGGGCAGTTTTGTGTCCGGGGCGGGGTTATTTGTGATCGTCGGGGCCTGTTTCGTGATTGGCGGGCGGGTTGCCGGTCAAGGACGGCGGCAGGCCGTTTTCATCCAGCGGGCCGGTGTATTCTGTGAGGTCAATCAAGGTCACTTCCGGCGGAGGGGGTATGAGCTTATAATATTTGCCGTTTTCGTAGTGCAGATCGGTCACGCCGTCATACCATGCAATATCCCCGTGTTGGGCTTGGGCGGCCTCCATGCTTTGTTGTGCCTGCGCTTCGGTCAGACCGTCGAACAGCAGGCGGGCACCGTCGGAAAACTGGGCAACAAGACGGTAAGGCGGATAAACGGCCATGTTTTCGTTATTCATGCGTTGCACCCTTTCGTTTTGTGTTTTGTGATGGGCCTATTATACCACGCAATGCCCCGGCGGTGAACCGGGGCGGCGCGGTGTTTTTGTTTTGGGGTTGTTATCCGGGGCACAATTTACAGGCCAAGCACCCGGCGGGCGGCGTATTCGGCATTTTGTGTTAGCTGGCGCTGCCATGCTTTGTTGCGGGGCGACCAGCGAAAACCGTTGGATTTGAGAGCGTCGCGGGTGTCTGCGTCGGGGATTTCGTCGAACAGGATTTGCAGGCGGTTTTCTTCGGCATTGCGCACGATCTCGCCGCCGTCAAATTTCGTGGCGTTGTCGGGCTGCTGGGCGGCGGCTTGCAGTTTGTCCAGATCGGCAAGGCGGGCTTGTACGCGCTTGATCTTGCCGCGCAGGCTGGACAGTTCAAAATTGCCGTAGGGTTTGCCGTACAGCTTGACGGAAAAGGCGTCCGGGTCGGTGAGTGCGTCGGCCTGCTGATCGGTGAGGCTGGCATAGCCGCGCAGGGTTTTGTGCTTGCGGTAGTAGGCATTGGCGGCCTTGCAATAATCAAGGGCGTTTTGCTCCTGCTGCAAGCGGTCTTGGAGCAGTTCACGGGCGTGGGGGTCGGTCAGGTCTACCGCGCCGGTGCCCACGCTGCGGATTTTGTCAAGGATGGCGTCAATCTCCTTGTACTCCTGCCAAAGAGAATCGCGGCGGGCGTTCTGCTTTTGCTTTTTGCGTACCGGGAAGTTGCTGCCGCCGCAAACGAGGATGGAGGGGCAGGCCGATTCGTTGCGGTAATAGGCGTTGTAGTAGTCGGCAAGGCGGCGGGCGTAGCGGTCAAGCAGGGCGTCCAGCTTGTCGTGATAGTAGGGGCTGATCTTGGCTTTTCGTGCCTGTACCAGTGCGGCGGCCTTGTCCACGGCGGCACGGTATTCTTCCGTAGCGCTGCCGGGGCGGTAGTCGCTCATAGAATTAACATCGTTCGCACGGCGGGCGGTTTGTTCGTTGATTTCGTAGTATTGCATTTTGTGTGCCTCCTGTTTTGTGTTTTGGGTAATGGGGACGGGCCGCTTTACAACTGGCCCGGCGTGGCGTTGTGCCGCTGGGGGCTGCCGTGTGGTCTTATGCCAGGCGGCGGTGCCCATTGCGCAGGGCGGGCGGGGCCTGTTTTTGTGGTGATAAGCTGCCCGTAAACCGTGCCGGGTTCGCCCGGCGGCGGGTACAATCTGTTTTGTGGGGAGGTGTACCGGCTCCCGTTGGACTTATGCCAGCACCCCGGCGGGCTGGCGGCCATTGTTGGCGATGGGTGCGCGTTGTGAGTTCGTGCCGGGCTTGTGATCGTGTTTGTTACCCATGAGCGCCCACCCTTTGCAGGGTGGCCGGGCTTGCACCGGCGGCGCGTTATGCGTCGGCCTTGCGGGTCAATCAAGGCAAGTTTCGCGCTTGATTTTGTACTGCGCTTTGATCTTGTCATAGGCGCGGAGCGTGACCATGTAGGTGCCCTGTTCTGCGTCGTAGGTAATGCCGCGCCCGTGGAGCGGGGGCAGGCCGTCACGCAGGGGGCGCAGAAAGTAGTGCTTGCCATAGTAGGCAAGATCGGCGGCGTAGTCGCAGCCCGTGGGGGCCTGCTGCATTTCGTAGCAGTAGGAATACTCGCCGGGGGCGGTGGCCTGCACGGCGGGGGTCTTGGCGGCCTCCAATGCGTCATAATCGGGGGCGTAGCCGTAAACCTCGCCGGTGCTGGGGTCGTAGCGGGAAACGGAAAAATCCGGGATGAAAAGCGCCGTGTTTGCGCCGATCTGCTGGGAGTAGCCACCGGGAACCGGGGCAAAGGTGCCGGGAATTTTGCGTTCTGTTGCTGCCATTGTGAAAGCCTCCTGTTTTGTGCTGTGTTTTGTGTGGGCGGTTTTGTGTACCCATGAGCGCCCGCCCCATGTGGGGTGGCCGGGCTTGCACCGGCGGCGCGTTATGCGTCGGCCTTGCGGGTCGTGTGGGTTAGTCGGAGATACAAAGCATATAGCCGCGCTTGGCGCAGATGATCGAAAGCCGGTTAAACTCCATGTAGCGACGGAGGGCGTCGGGGTTGCGGGTGTCGGCCAGTTCTGCCCGGTGGCGCTGCATATAACGGCGCTGCGTGGCAAGCTCTTTTTGTGCTTGACGGTCAGACAAACGGAAAAGCGTGTAAGTGGTCATAGTGTGCGGCCTCCTGTTTTGTGTTGCGTTTTGTGTGGGCGGTTTTGTGTACCCATGAGCGCCCACCCTTTGCAGGGTGGCCGGGCTTGCACCGGCGGCGCGTTGTGCGTCGGCCTTGCGGGTTGCGTGGGTTAGAACATGGAAATTTGCTCACATTCGGCGGCGGGCTGTGCAGGGGCGGGAGCTGCGGCGGCCTGCTGCGCTGCCTTGCGGGCCTTGCGTTCGTCGGCCAGCTTTTTGTTATAGGCGGCGATCTCCTCCGGGGTCTTGGCCTTGGGGGCGTCGTCCTGCCCGGCGGGCTTGACCTGATCGCGGGTGAACAAGTGCGCCTTGGCCATGTAATAATGCGGGTCGGGGGCGTCGGCGTCGGGGCTGTTCTGCCCGGCCTTGGCGGCCTCTGCGCGGGCGGCCTTGGCGGCCTTGCCTGGGCGCTCGGTGTACTTCCACAGATCGCAGGTAATGGCGGCGTGTTCGCCACGCTTGACGGAGTAGCCCGCCTTTTTCCACTCTGCAAAGGTGTGGATGGGCAAGCAGCCCTTGGCGGCCACGATGGCCTGCGCCTCTGCCTTGGTGTAAATGCCGTGTGCGATTGCCTGATTGATGATGATCTCGTTGTTAGTCATGGTGAAAACCTCCAAAATATTTTTTATTAGATCGGCCCGGCGGGCTTGCAGCGGGCCGGATGTTTTGATAAAATGGGGGTAGCCGCTGACAGGGGCGGCCACCCTTGCGAGGGGTGAAAAGGGTTCAGCGCTTTTGCCGGGGCTGAACCCCTTTTTTATTTCCCTGCGCTTGCGGTGGGCGGTGTCGTGCCTGCAATGTATTTCAGGCAGTCAAGCACCTGCGCCGGTGTCATGCCTTGCGCCCGGAGCCAATCGGCCAGCCGGTCAAGCTCTTTTGCTGTCGTGTCGTTCATGGTGTCCTTTCTCCTCCTGTCCGGGTATTCAGCTTGCAACCCTGTTGCGTGGCGCTTGCTGTGCCTGAATGGTAGCACGCAACAGGGTTGTTTGTCAAGCCCTGTTGCGTGCTTTCTGCGTTTTGCACAAAATCCTGTTGCGTGCTTTGTGCAAGTTGCACTGTTGCGTGTTTTTGATTTATAATATATAATAAAACTATCCCCAAAATAGGAGGCTAACAGATGGCAGTATCAGAGAATAAGCGAAAAAATAACGATAATTACAACAAGAAATGCGATTACATCAGCATTAGGCCGCTGAAAGAACGCGGCGAACAGATCAGGCAGGCGGCCAAGCTGGCCGGGCAAAGTCTGCAAGGGTACATCTTGCAGGCCTGCGCCGAACGCATGGAGCGCGACGGCCTGCCCATCGACCAGCCCGCCGCCGATGAAGAAAAATAAAACAGATCAGCACAAAAGCCCCTGCAAGCTCACCGCCTGCAAGGGCTTTTCTTTTTCCCACTATTCACACCACCCCACCAGCCAGCAGGCCGCCCACCACCAGCAGCACCGGGCAGCAGCTCACCAGCCAGCACCACACCACCGCCACACAAGCACCAGCCCCAACACCGACAGCCAGCACACCGCCCACACCCAAACACACAACACCCGGCGGAACACCAGCGGCCAGCACCGCCGCACGGCAGGCCGCCGCGCCGACGATCACCAGCGGAAAGCCCGCCCGCGCCGCCTGCGCAGTTACTAAACGCCCGCGCACTATACCGCCCGCGCGGTAATTACTAAACGCGCCTGTACGCACCCGCGCCCGCCCGTGCGCGGTAGGTACTGCGCGCGCGTACATTTAGCTTTGCGGGTTCGAGAGCGCAAAAGTTGGGTAGGTATGAGGGCGTTTTTTCACTTCCCCTTGGGCCGGGCGGAAAAAGTAGAGGGGGTCAAAAAAATAAAATTGGGCAGAAATGAGGGCCGGGGCGCGGGCTTGGTGGCAGGCACGGGAGAGCCGGAGGAGGCGCAGGATAGGGAGAGCCGGGGCGGGTGTTGCTGGGGGCAGATTGCCGGGGCGGCGCAGGCACGGAAAAGCCGGGGTGGTGCTGCCCGGCGCGGCGCGGTGGAGGGCAAAAAAAAATAAAGGCAAGCACATTTTTGTGCAAGCCTTTTTCAATCCTGCATATCGCCGGTGAGCCATTCAATGGTCACGCCGAGAACGCGGGCAAATATGACAAGTTCATAATCGGTTACAAAGCGCAGGCCGGTTTCTATGCGGCTGATCGCCTCGCGCCCTATGCCAAGACCGGCCACTTGGAGTTTGGCGGCAAGTGCGTCTTGCGAGAGGCGCTGTGCGGTGCGGGCTTGGTGGATTCTATCGCCGGAGATATTGGCCTTGCCCTCGTATGTATAAATCTTCAAACCTTTTCACCTCGCTTTACTTGACAATAGCATTTTTTACGCTTAATCTTGTAATAAAGATTTACAAAGCATAAAAAAGTAAAACAAAATGCAAGAAAGATTTACAGTTTGTTGAAATTTTCGCAAGGAGTGTTCAAAGAAAAGGAGTTTGGCAATGGCAGTGGTATTTACGGTGCTTATGGTTATGGCGGGAATTTATGCGCTGTTCAAGTGGCCTATTCCCACGCTGGCGGTGCTGGGGGTTCTGATCGTGATAGGAAAATCTGGCGAGAACAAAAACGGCGGCACGGCACCGACGACCGCGCCGCCACAGGCAAAGCCTAAAGCACCATCTTCCCCGATCAAGCCGCAGGCGGTGCAGCCTACCGTGCAGGCACAGCCGAAAGCGCCGGAGGTGCGAAAGGCATATACCGCGCCGAGCATGAAAGAGCTGCTATACCCGGCGGAGGTGCCTACCTTTGCAGAACTGGCAGAAGGAAAGCACAAAGACCCACGGGCGCTGATCTACACCATAGCCAACCTTGACCCGGAGAGGAAACGGCCTTTTGCAGAGGACGATATTTCCTACTTGGATTTTGGGAGAAAGAGCAGCGCCTATTCCGCCTTGAAAAAAGCGGGATTGATTGAGCCGCTTACGCCGAGCGAAGAAATAGAAAAGGCGCTCACCAAAGACGAACTGCTGGCACTGGTGCGGGAACGCGGTCTGCCTGACACGGGAAAGAAGCGGGCGTTGGCCTGGGTCTTTGGGCCGACAGCCTGGGGGGCAGCGGCTACAAGCTGAACCGCCGGAAAACCGGCGGGCACCTGTTCCGTCTGACAGAAACGGGAGCGGGAATTGTGACGGTGCGCCGCAATGACAAGCGGGCGGCAATCAACCGTGCCATTGCTGCACTGAAAGATCGAAACTACCAAGGGGCGGTTGAGGCGTACCGCAAGTATGACAGCAAGTGGGGTTTTGCCCACACATCGGGGAAAGTACATACTATCTTTGCCTATTACGACATACCACGCGGCAGATTCCAGTGCATAGAGAACTGCGCCATGCAGGAGCTGCACAACACGGATGACTTCAAGGAAACCTTGCGGGCTTGCCTGCTGGCCGGGTTTATGCGCGGGTGCCAAGATCGGTGGGAGCTGACGGACGACTTTAAGGCTGTGTGCAAGGAAGAAATAAACTGTCCGCGCCTGCTTAGTCTGTTTGACTATGAACCGGCGGTTCTGCAAAATATGCGGCAACAAATAGAGTTCAGTTCAGACAATGCACTGGAATACTATATCTCGCACCTGCTCTACATGAGCAAACAGCGGGGTTGAAATTTTTTTAGAAAGTTAGCAACTTTGACAGGTTTTGTGTGGTATATTAGTAGCATGAAAATATAAAGGCTCGTGGCGGGAACGCTGCGGGCCTTTTGTTTTGGGCCTGCCCGGCGGGGCGGGCTTTACTTTTTGGAGGTGTAGAATGCCGAAGCGGAGCGAGAAGCGCGACACCGCCAAGGCTGAATATATCGCCAAGAAGAAAAAGGGCGAGGAAGTAAGCCTGCGGGCGCTGGCCGGGGAGCTGGGTGTGAGTTACCAAACCCTGCGCAACTGGAAAGCGGCGGACAAGTGGGAAGAAGCGTTACCCAAGAAAAAGCGCGGCGGGCAGCCGGGCAACCAAAACAGCAAGGGCAAGCGCAATGCGGCGGGCAGCCACGACGGTGCGCCGCCCGGCAATAAGAACGCAGAGAAAGACGGAGCGTACAGCGCCGTCTTTTTTGATATGCTTTCTGCCGAAGAATTAAAGATCACAGAGAGTGTGCCGCTGGGCGGGCGTGAGGCGCTGGAACATGAAATGAAGATTTTGAAGTTCCGCGAACACAAGATACTGGCAAAAATTGCCGAGTATGAGAGCCAGCCGGAGGACGCGCTGTTTGTGAGCAGCCTTTTGGATATGCGCACCCCCGGCGGGCGGGGCAAGGACAAAAAAGACGGTGCCAACCAAACCATGGGTATGTACAGCAAGGACAGCGCCTTTAGCCGGGTGCTGAAATTGCAGGAAGCGCTATACAAGGTGCAGGGCCGCATTGCCAAGATTGCAGACAGCCTGCGGGCCTTGGAGGAGAGCGACAGGCGCATGGCGCTGGAAAAGCAGCGGCTTGAAATTTTGCGCATGAGAGCCACCGGCGCGGTGGATGTGCCCGACCCCGACAGGACGGCGGCAGATGATCTTGACGCGCCATTGGAGGAGGACACGGAGAAATGACGCTGTACACCAGCAAGGTTATTGCCCAGTGGTTATGCCTGACCGAACGCCGGGTGCGGCAGTTACGCGACGAGGGCGTGATCGTGGAGGCAAGGCCGGGGCTGTATGAGCTGCAACCCACCGTGGCCCGGTACATCAAGTATTTGGGTGGAGCGGGAAAAGAGAGCCTGAACACCGAGCGCATGAAGCTGACCGCCGAAAAGCGGAAAGCGGCGGAAATGGACAACGACCTGCGCCGGGGCGATTTGCACAGTACACAGGATATTGAAAAGGGCATACAGACCATGTGCCTGAATATCCGCAGCCGGTTTTTGGCTATGCCTGCCAAGCTATCGCCTACGCTGGCGGCTATGGACGGAAACCAAGCCGCTATTTTTGACGAAATGAAAAAGGCTATCGACGAAACGCTGGAAGAATTGAGCGACTACCGCGTGGCCTTTGCTGTGGAGGACACTGCCGATGAAAGGACAGAAGAAAAATAAAGACCCCTGCGCGGGGTGCGTGTGGAGAATTTGGACAGGCGACGAAAGCGGTCTGTGCTTTTTCCCGGATTGCAGGCGAAAGGAGTACGACAGACTGTGGGGTAGCAAAAAAGCAAAAGCTGCTGGAAATACCGCAGGCGACAATGGAAATGCTGGCGCGGTGTGTGGCAACGCTGAAACCGCCCCCGGAGCTGACACTATCCCAATGGGCTGACCGCTACCGTATGTTGAGCGCGGAGAGCAGCGCCGAGCCGGGGCGGTGGCACACCGACAAGGCACCGTACCAGCGGGAGATCATGGACGCCATAGGTGATGCGCACATACGGCGGGTAGTTATCATGTGCGCGGCGCAGTTGGGCAAGACCGAACTGCTGCTGAACATCCTTGGCTATTTTATGGCCTATGCCCCCGCGCCCATCTTGGTTATGCAGCCGACCTTGGACATGGGGCAGACATTCAGCAAAGACCGCTTGGCCCCGATGATACGCGACACGCCGGTGCTGCGCGGGCTGGTGGATGTGAAAAGCCGATACGCCGGGAACACGATCTTGAAAAAGAATTTTCCCGGCGGGCACATCACCATAGTGGGCGCGAACAGCGCCACCGGCCTTGCCAGCCGCCCTATTAAAGTGCTGCTGGCCGACGAGGTAGACCGCTACCCCGGCAGCGCCGGAACCGAGGGCGACCCGTTGAGCCTTGCCCAAAAGCGCCAAACAACATTTTGGGATAAGAAAACGGTTATGGTATCGACCCCGGTTATCAAGGGGCACAGCCGCATTGAAACCGAGTACAACCAATCCACCCGCGAGGAATGGAATGTGCCGTGCCCGGAGTGCGGGCATTACCAGCCCTTTGTGTGGGCAAATCTGATCTTTGACCCGGACGATTTGCAAAAAGAGATCGTTTACAAATGCGAACGCTGCGGGTGCGTGGCGAACGAATACCGCTGGAAACAGCAGAGCCAGCAGGGCCGCTTTGTGGCGGAAAACCCCGGCGCAGAAACGCGGGGGTTCCACCTGAACACGCTTGCCTCCACCTTTTGCGGCTGGAAGGAGATCGTGCAGAAATTCATAGTGGCGAAAGAACAGCTTGACCAAGGAAACCCGGAGGGCATGAAGGTTTGGGTAAATACCGAACTGGGTGAAACTTGGGAGGAACGGGGCGAACAGGTGGAGGACACCGAACTGTTCAACCGCCGCGAGATTTACGACGCAGTGGTGCCCGAAGAAGTGCTTGTGCTTACCGCCGGTGTGGATGTGCAGGATGACCGCTTTGAGGTTGAGATCGTGGGCTGGGGCGTTGGCAAGGAAAGCTGGGGAATCCGATACCAAAAGATTTACGGCGATATGCTGAAAGAACAGGTGTGGGAGGACTTGGACGCTTTTTTGCAGACCGTGTGGTGCAAAAAGGACGGAACCGCGCTGCGCATTATAAGCTGCTGCATTGACAGCGGCGGCCACCACACCGACCAAGTGTACCGCTTTACCAAGGAACGGTACGAGCGCGGCGTGTGGGCGATCAAGGGCAAGGGCGGTGCCGAGGTGCCCTACATCCGCAACCCCACCACCAACAACCGCGTAAAAACGCCGCTGTTCATCATTGGCGTGGACGCGGGCAAGGCGCTGTTATACCAGCGGTTGCGCCACAACACCAAGGGGCCGAACTACTGCCACTTTCCCGCGAACGAAGAAGCCGGGTACGATGAAACCTACTTTAAGGGCCTGACCAGTGAGAAGATGGTGGTGCGGTTCCGCAAGGGGCGCAGCGTTACCGTGTGGGAGCTGAAAGACAGCAAGTACAAGCGCAACGAACCGCTTGACCTGCGCAATTATGCCACCGCCGCTTTAGAGATTGCCAACCCCGTGCTGGCAAAGCCGGAGCCGGGCATGGCGCAAAGACCCCGGCGGGCAGGCCGCCGCCGCATTACAGGAGGTATTTAATGGCTATTTTTTCAAAAGAAATGTGCCGGCAGAAATTGAATACATGGCTTGCGGCGGAGGAAAGTGTAGCCACCGGGCAAAGCTATCAGATCGGCACAAGAATGTTGACGCGGGCAGACCTGAAACAAATCCGCGAGGAAATGGAATATTGGGCACAAAAATTATCCGAGGCGGAGGCCGAGGAAAAGAGCGGCGGGCGCAACCGCCTGTACCACTTTGTTGCCCGTGATGTGTGAGGGGGGCGACACCGTGAATGTATTTGACAGAGCCGTGGCCGCCGTGGCCCCGGTACACGCCGCCAAGCGGGCAGCCGCCCGCGCCGCGCTGAAAATCATTGACAGCGGGTACGGCAACTACGGGGCAAACCTGACCAAGAAATCCTTGCGCGGGTGGGAGTTTTACGGCGGCAGCGCCAAGGAAGATATTGAGGACAATATCGACATACTGCGCCAGCGCAGCCGCGACGCCTACATGGGAATCCCAACGGCCAGCGCCGCGCTGAAAACCATGCGCACGAATGTGATTGCAGGCGGGCTTATGCCTGCGCCGCAGATCGACGCGGAGTTTTTGGGGCTGACCCCGGAGGACGCCGAAAAGCTGCAAGCGCAGATCGTGCGAGAGTTCGCCCTTTGGGCGGACACGCCGGTGTGCGACGCTGACCGGGTGGACAACTTTTACAAACTGCAACAGCTAACCTTTTTGAGCTATGCCATGAATGGTGACGCCATTGTGCTGCTGCCCACCAAGGAGCAGACCGGGCAGCCGTACAGCCTGCGGGTGAGGCTGGTGGAGGCTGACCGGGTTTGCAGCCCGGACGGCTTTGACCGGCTGGTGCCCTGCACGGTGCAGGGCCATGATGTGCATTGCATTGTGCAGGGTGTGGAAACGGACGCCGACGGCATGGTGATAGCCTACTGGGTATGTGACCGCCACCCGCTGGCAAGCAACGCCTACACCAGCGGCGGGCCGCACTGGACGCGGGTTGAAGCCTACACCAAGACTACCGGGCGGCGGAATGTACTCCATGTGATGAACCGGGAGCGGGCCGGACAGCGGCGCGGTGTGCCTATGCTGGCCCCGGTGCTGGAAGCCCTGAAACAGTTGGGCCGCTACACGGACGCCGAAATCACGGCAGCGGTGCTTAGTGCCATGTTTACCGTGTTTGTGAAGCAGAGCGTGGCAAGCGATGCCCGCCCGTTTGGTGAAATGCTGCCGCCGGATATGCTGATCGACGCGCAAGACCAAAGCAGCATTGAACTTGGCCCCGGCGCTATTTTGAGCCTGAACCCCGGCGAGGATGTGCAGTTTGCAGACCCCAAGCACCCGAACACCGGGTATGACGCCTTTACCAATGCGCTGATACGGCAGATCGGCGCGGCGCTGGAAATCCCGCCGGAGGTACTGTTCAAACAGTTTACGACGAGTTACAGCGCGGCGCGTGGTGCGCTGAACGAGTTTTGGCGCACTTGCAGTATGCAGCGCGATTGGTTCACCGATGATTTTTGCCAGCCGATCTACGAGGAATGGTTTTCCGAGGCAGTGGCGCGGGGCCGCATTGCGGCACCGGGCTTTTTTGCTGACCCGGCAATCCGCAAGGCATACACTGCCTGCGCGTGGAACGGCCCGGCCCGTACCAACCTGAACCCCGTGCAGGAGGTGGACGCCGCTGTGAAGCGCGTGGACGCCGGATTCAGCACGGCGCAGGAGGAAACAGCCACCATGACCGGCGGCGATTACAACCGCAATATCCGCCAGCGCGTGATCGAAGCCAAGCGCAAGCGGGAGGTTGACGAGATCACAAACCCGCAGGCCAAGCCACCCGGCGGGCAACAGGAGGAATGACCATGCCTAAGAAGTTTTGGCAGTTTAGAAACCAAGCGGCAGGCAGCGCGGAACTGCTGTTGTACGGAGATATTTCGGACAGCAGTTGGTGGGGCGACGAAGTGACCCCCAAGACCTTTGCCGACGAGCTGAATGCACTGGGGGCGCTGACGAGCCTGACAGTGCGTATCAATTCCGGCGGCGGTGATGTGTTTGCTGCACAGACCATTGGCAATTTGCTGGAACAGCACACCGCGCAGGTAACGGCCCGCATTGACGGGCTGTGTGCCAGCGCCGCCACGATTATTGCCTGCCACTGCGACAAGGTGGTGGCAGCCAATGACAGCACCTACATGATACACCCGGTACGGATGGGCATTTTTGATTTTGCCGACGCCGTGACCCTGCAGCAGTACATTGGTGCGCTGAATACCATACGCGAAAACATCCTGAACCTGTACACCAAAAAGACGGGCCGGGAAAAGGACGAAGTGGCCGCGTGGATGGACGCTACAAGCTGGTGGACGGGCGAGGAGGCTAAGACCAACGGCTTTGTGGACGAACTGGTGGACGACGGAGAGAAAACCGTTGTGGAGAACCGGGGCGGACTGCTGTTTGTGAACAGCGTAAACATGAACCTGCCTTTTGATAAGGCACCCAAATTTGTACAGAACAGCGTGGCAGCAGCCCCCGCCGCCAGCGGTTTTGTAAATACACCGACCCCGGCGGAGCAGCCGGGAAACAACAGCCATAAGGAGGACACGAACATGGCAAACGAGATCAAGACCGTGGACGAGCTGCGCGGTGCTTACCCCGCGCTGGTTGACCAGATCGAACAGGCGGCGGCGCTGCGGGCTACCAATGCGGAGCGGCAGCGTATCCGCGACATTGAGGAAATGGCCCTGCCCGGCAGTGAGCAGATCACCAACGAGGCCAAGTACGATAAGCCCATGAGCGCCAGCGACTACGCCAAGGCCGCCATGAAGAACGCCAAGGAGCAGGGCGCGGCTTGGCTGAACACCATGCAGCAGGGCGCAAACGCCAGCGGCGTGAACAGCGTGGGCAGTGCCCCCGCCCCCACCGGCGGTGAGAAGCCCGACGAGTTCATGGATGCGCTTAAAGGGCTTGGCAAGAAGCAGTAAGGGAGGATAAGACTATGAGCATGGATTTGGCGAAAAAGACCTATTCCACCACGCCCGACTATTTTATTGCGGGCACCACGGTAGGCATTGTGACCGCCGCCAAGGAGGCAAGCGCTGCGATTGCCGCGCATAACCTTGTGTTGCTGGACGGTGGCAAGGTAAAGCCCCTTGCCGCCGTGGATGGCACCCACGCGCTGAATGTGACCGGCCTGTACGGCATTGCCGCCGAGGACGCCGCCAGCGGTGAGGACGCGGTGGTTTACCTGACGGGTGAGTTTTTCGCGGATGGGCTGGCCCTGCCTGACGGCGTTGCCGCCGCCGACATTGAAGTTGCCCTGCGCAACATCGGTATCTTTTTGAAGTAAGGAGGAGCAACCAACATGGCAAACGAAGTAAATATTTATACCCCGCGCTATCTTGCGGAGGTCGTAAGACAGGCACCGCCTGTGCATACCTTTTTCCGTGACACTTTCTTTACCAATGTGAAGAAGTCTACCACCGAGCGCGTGGATATTGACCTTGTGAAAGGTGATCGCCGCATGGCGGCCTTTGTCCACCCGCGTGTTGGCGGCAAGGTGCTGAAAGCCAGCGGCTACAAGACCGAGAGCTACAAGCCCCCGCTGGTGAACCCCTGCGACATTACCACCGCTGACCGCTACATGACCCGTATGCCCGGCGAAGATCTGTACAGCGGTGAAACCCCTGCCCAGCGCAGCGCACAGCAGTTGATGGAGGAGTACAGCCGCCTGAACGACGCCACCACCCGCCGCGAGGAGTGGATGGCCGTGCAGGCCATTGTGACCGGGCAAGTTCCCGTTGTTGGCGAGGGCGTGAATGAGATCATCGACTTTGGCTTTACCAACACCGAAACCCTGACCGGCACCGCCCAGTGGGGCAAGAGCGCCGCCAAGATCAGCGACAACTTGGAGGACTGGGCCGACAAGGTGCTGACCAACGGCTTTGCCAATGTGGACATGGCGATCATGGGCAAAGCCGCGCTGCGCAATTTCCTTGCGGACGAGAAGATCAGCAAAATGCTGGACAACCGCCGCGTGGAAATGGGCCTTATTCACCCGCGCGACCTGCCCAACGGCGTGAAGTATGTGGGCCACCTGAACAGCCCCAACATCGACATTTACACCTACGCCGAGGTGTACTTGGACGATTGGACTGACCCCGCCGCCCCCAAGACCATGCCCCTTGTGCCGGAGAACAAGGTTGTGCTGATCGCCAGCCACCCCGACTACATGATGGCCTATGGTGCCTGCACCTACATTGAGGATAGCACCCAGCAGTGGGTCACGGCACAGACTGACCGCCTGCTGCGCAGCTTTGTGAAGCACCAGCCTGACCGCCGTATGCTGGAATTGCAGGCCCGCCCGCTGCCCATCCCCGACAAGGTGGACAGTTGGTTTGTTGCCACCGTTTGTTGATATGCACCCCCCTGCCCGGTGACGGGCGGGGGCTTTTTACTGTGGAGGCGAGAGCGTGGCACTGTTTGAACTAAAGCAGGATACCGGGAGCGGGGCGGCAGCACCGTGGGCACCGCACACATTCAAGGACTGCGTGGCGGCGGATATTGACGCGGCCTTTTTTGAGGAAAACGAACACGCAGACCGCCACACCGTTGACGGTAAAGATGTGCTGATCGTTTTAGAGGACGACGATTTGCGCGAACATTCGGCGCATTGGGAGGCCGGGGCAAAGCAGAACTTTGACACCGGCCTGTACACGGCGCACACCATCCTGTATATCCGGGTGGAGGACTACGGGCCGAAGCCGAAGATTGGCAAGCAGTTGGTGCTTGACAAGGGCACCAAGAGCCAGCGCACCTACACGATCAACCTTTGCCAAGAGGAAAGCGGCGTGTACCGCATGACGATGGAGAGGACACGGCAGTGAGCAATGTTACTTACAGCGCCGGAAACCTGACCATTACCGTTGCGGGGCTGGACACGGTAGAGCAGGCGCTTGGCGACCTGAAACGCAAAACCCCGGCGGCGGCCAAAGTGGCGATCAACGCCACAGCGCGGCAGGCGCGAAAGCTGATGGTTGCCAAGGCAAAGACCCGTTACGCCGTGAACGCCGCAGGCAGGCGGCACCTGAAAGACCTTGTGCAGCGCAAGAAAGCCAGCAACAGCAGTTTGATGGCGGAGCTGCACATTGCCAAAATGCGCAACGACCTTGGCTATTTTAAGACCAGCCCGGCGGTGCCGACGCACTTTACCGGAATGGACTTTAAGGACGGGCCGAGCGTTTGGAAAGCCAAGGTATTAAAATCCAGCGGCATGAAAACGCTGCCCGGCGCGGGCGGCATGAGCAAGGGCTTTTTGGTGAAGTTCAGCAGCGGCCATGTGGGTATGGTGCAGCGGCGCATTGGTTCCAAGTCGAGCCATACGCGCACCGCCAAGGGGTACAAGCGCTGGACGAACGCCAAGGGCAATGTGGAAAAGCTGGTGACAATGGGAAGTCCCAGCGCCACCGCCATGCACCACACCATTTGGCCGGAGGTTGAGCCGAGCGTGGAAGAATACCTGCAAGAACGGTTGCAGGCACAGGTTGAGCGAGTATTGGCGAGAGCCGGAAAGAAGTGAGCCACCATGAGAAATCACACAACGACGGCAGCGAGGGCGGACATTGGCCGCACCCCGCAGCTTTGCCAAGACGCGCTGATCGAAATGCTGAAAGAACTGTTTGCGGGTAAGCTGTTTTGCGGCCAAGAGGGGCGCAAGGCACTGAAAATCTACAAGCAGGACTTGCCCATACCGCAGAGTGATGATGCCGATGTGGACACCGACAAGGCCGAGGCACCCTACATTGTGGTGCGGATGACTGGCGGACAGATCGAGGACGACGACAGCCCGCAGACCGTGGACTTTAGCCTGATCGTGTGCGCCTATGACACCGGCCTTGACCGTGAGGGCTGGCAGGATGTGGCGAACATCAAAGAGGACATTATCCAGCGAGTTTGCAAGGCCCCCTACTTTGGCGGCGCGTTTACCGTTTTGAAGCCGATTACATGGGCCTTGCAGGAGGACGACACGCACCCCTATTACTTTGGAGCGTGTACCCTGACCTGCACGGCCCCTGCCATGACGCAGGATGAACAGTTAAAGGAGTACCTATGACCAAGAAACAGGAGCAGGCCGCCGAGGCGGCCACCACCCCGGAGATCACCGGGGAAACCGAAGCAAAGACCGAACACAAGACCCCGTGCGTTTACTGCGGGCCGAGCGTGCGCGGCGTGGCACGGCAGTACACCGTGTACGCCAGCGGCAACACCCCGGCGGCGCTGGACGAGTTTGTGAAGCAGCACCCGGCGGCCAAGAACCTGCTTGTGCCGGTGGAACGCTTTGCACAGACGCGCAAGGCGCTGGAAACCGCAGGCACGGCGGAAAGCATTTTGTACAACAAGATCAAAAACGAACTGTAAGGAGGAACAACCGATATGGCTACATACAAACATGGCGTATATACCAGCGAACAGGCCACCAGTATGACCGCCCCCGTGACCGGCACCGCCGGTTTGCAGGTGGTTGTGGGCACCGCGCCCGTGAATATGCTGGAACACCCGGAGCAGGCTGTGAATACACCGCTGCTGGTGTACAACTACAAGGAGGCTGTGGCCGCCGTTGGATACCATGACAACTTTGCCGCGTATACCCTGTGCGAGAGTATCAGCGCGGCGTTCAGCGTTGTGGGCACCGGCCCGCTGGTGCTTATCAATGTGCTTGACCCTGCCAAGCATACGGCGGACATTGCCGAAACCACCGTGCAGGTGAACAGCGGTGTTGCCGTGCTGGATGCGGTAGGTGTGCTGCTGGACAAGCTGACCGTGAAAAGCGGCAGCACTGCCCTGACCCGTGACACAGACTACACGGCCAGCTTTAACAACGATGGCACACTGAACATTGTGCCGCTGGCGGGCGGCAAGGCAGCCAGTGCCACTACCCTGACCGTGACAGGCAAGAAACTTGACCCCAGCAAGGTTAAGGCCGCCGACATTGTGGGCGGCGTAGACGCAGCAACGAGCAAGGAAACCGGCCTTGAAGTGGTGCGGCAGATTTACCCCAAGCTGTCCATGACGCCGGGTATTCTGCTGGCACCGCGCTTTAGCATGGACGCCACCGTGGCCGCTGCTTTGCAGGCCAAGACCAAGGAGATCAACGGCGTGTTCAAGGCTGTGTGCATTGTGGACATTGACAGCACCGAGAGCGGTGCTACCAAATACACCGATGTGAAGCAGCGCAAGGAGGCGCAGGCTGTGAGCGACGCGAACGCTTACGCTGTGTGGCCCTGCGCCAAGGTGGGCGAAGTGGTTTACAGCGGCAGCGCCCTTGCCGCCGCCCTGACTGCCTACACTGACGCGGTGAACGCAGACACCCCGAATGTAAGCCCGTCCAACAAGACGCTGGCGATCAGCGCCGCCTGCCTTGCGGACGGCACCGAGGTTGTGCTTGACCAAGAGCAGGCCAACACCGTGAACGGCTTTGGCGTTGCCACTTTCCTGAACATGAGCGGTTTCCGCCTGTGGGGCAACAACACCGCCGCATACCCAAGCACCACCGACCCGAAAGACAGATGGTTCAGTGTACGGCGCTTCCTTTCTTGGGCAGCGAACAGTTTTATCCTGACCTACTTTTCCAAGGTGGACAGCCCCGCCAACAAGCGGCTGATCGAGGCCATTGTGGACAGCGAGAATGTGCGCGGCAACGGCTTTGTGGCCCGTGGTGTGTGCGCCCGCTATGAGGTGATCTACGACGAGGCGGAGAACACCACCGCCGACCTGCTGGACGGCAAGATCACTTTCCACCAGTATATCACCCCATACACCCCGGCGGAGGACATCGAGGATGTTATCGAGTTTGACCCGGACGCACTGACCACGGCTTTGAGCTGATAAAGGAGGTACAGAGCTATGATTAGCAACAACTATATCCCGGAGAAGATCAATGACGCGAACGCCTACCTTGACGGTACGCGGATGATCGGCGTTGCCGCCAGCGTTGACCTGCCGGAAGTGAACATGAAAACCGGCACCGTGGAGGGCTTTGGTGTTGGCGGCGAGATCGATTCTCCCACCATCGGACAGTGGGAGAGCTTTGAACAGGAGGTGCAGTTTAACACGCTGTATTCCAGCGCCGTTGATATGCTGAACCCCCTGACCGTGGTGAACCTGACTTTCCGCGCGGCGCAGCAGGTGTACGACAAGACCGGCGGCTATGACTTTAAGGGCCTGCGCGTGGTCGAGATGGGCCGCGTGAAGAAGTTCAAGCCCGGCAAGATCGAGAAAAGCGAGGGCATGGAGGCCACCGTTACGCTGGAGCTGACCTACATTATGATCGAGGTTGACGGTGAGCAGCTTATCGAAATCGACAAGCTGAACGGCGTTTACAAGGTCAAGGGTGTGGATATGCTGGCAAAGGTGCGCAGCCTGATCTAACCCAAACAACCCCAAGAGCATGAACCCGCCCCCGGAATGAGCCGGAGGCGGGTATGCTTTTATTTTTGAGAAGCACTGACACACTGAAAGGGAGCTGTACATTATGGCAGAAGAAAAGAATATGACCGTGGCAACCGAGGAGAAAACCGAGGCGACGGCACCTAAGACCGAAAACCAGTACCTTTTGAAGCTGAACCGCCCTTATGTTTTTGAGGGCAAGGAGTATGCGGAGATCGACCTTGCCGGGCTGGACAAGCTGACCGTGCAGGACGCGATCAACGCGCAGCGGCAGCTTTTCAACGAGCGGGAGCCTGCCGCCATGCTGCTGTGCGAAACCACCACCGCCTTTGTGCGCATTTTGGCTGCCAAGGCCACCGGCCTGCCGATTGAGTTTTTCAAGTTGGCACCGCGCGGCGTTTCCCGCAGAATCTACGGCATGGTGATGGGGTACATGAATGTGGACAGCAACACCGAGAACCACATTATGCGGCTGGAAAAGCCCTACTACTTTGAGGGCAAGCAGTACACGGAGATTGACCTGAACGGCGTTGCCGACCTGAACAGCCTGAACGAGAGCGCAGCGGAAAACCGCCTGACCCGCGCGGGCTTTATGGTGACGGATACCAGCTACAACTACCTGTACGCCTGTATCCTTGCCGGAATGGCAACGGGCTTGCCGGAGGAGTTCTTTACCGGGCTGCCGCTGTACGAAGTGCTGAAAATTAAAAACGCCGTGAACGACGCGGGTTTTTTCGAGTAAAGGGCGGTGCGAAAGCATTACGCAAGGCCGCCATACGCCTTGCCGCTGTGACGCGGACAGGCGTTGATTTTTACCTGAATTTGCCGACCCGTGAGTTCGCCAAGCTGAACGACGAGGTGGCGGAGGAATGGCGACGAGCAAAACATTAGAGCTTAGTATCAAGATCGCGGGCCGGATGGACAAAAGCCTGACGGCGGCGATCAACGGTACACAAAGCAAAATTGGCAGTTTAACCAAGAGCATAAGCAACATTGGCACCGTCGGCCTTGCCACTATGGGCGCGGTTGCCACCGCCGCAGCGGTGGGCATTGCGGGCTGCACCAAGGAGGCGCAGGCGCTTGAAAGCGCCATGGCCCCCGTGGTGCGCTATGTGGACGGCTTGGCGGACGCCAGCGGTGCGGTGAGTGACGCGATTGCCGACAACGGCAAGACCTTTAAGCAGAACTACGGCGCACTGAAAACCTACATTCAAGACCTTAGTACCGAGATACCGCGAACCACCGACCAGCTAACGGCCATGAGCGCCGCGCTGGGACAATCGGGCATTGGGGTAGACCAGCAGCTAACAACGGGGTATCTGCGTGATACTGCTGTGACCGCAACGGCAATGGACTTGGACGACCAAACCGCCGGTAACTATGTGGCAAAGTGGGAGGCCAGCTTCAATTTTGACCACAAGCAGGTTATGGAGTTGATGGATCAGATCAACTACCTTGGCGCACACAACGCGACGACGGCGGCAGAAATTGCACAGAGCGTGAACAGCGCGGCGTCGATGGGCCAGATTGCAGGCGTTGACCCGGCGGCTACTGCCGCTATGGCAACGGCCATGCAGGCTACCGGCGTTGCCACTGACCGGGTAGGCACGAGCATTTCCCGCATTTACACCAATTTGAGCAAGGGCAGCAACGCTACCAAGGCCCAAAAGGAAATGTGGGAGGAGCTGGGCTTTACCGCCGAGGGCATAGCCAAGAGTATGCAGACCGACGGCGTGGGCACCTTGAAAGAAGTTTTTACCGCTTTGCAGGATATGCCGGACGAACGCAAGGTTGCTGCACTTAGCACCCTGTTTGGGCAGTGGGCCATTGAGGGCGGCGCAAAGATCACAAACAATTTAGGCGCTTACGAAAAGGCGCTTGCAATGGTGAGCGACCCAAGCCTGTACACCGGCAGTATGGAGCGGGAGTTTATTATTCAGGCCAGCACCAGCGAAAGCATTGACACGATGGTGAAAAACTCCGTGACAGCGCTAAAGCAGGACATTGGCACGGAGTTTTTGCCCGTGAAGAAAACCTTGTCGCTGGCTGTGATCGACCTGATGAACGGTGTGCGTAAGGATATGCCGCAGCTGCAAACGCTGGCCGGAACGCTGGCCGACCTGTTGAGCGCCGGTATTTCCAAGCTGGGCGACGCGCTGCAAGCAGCCCTGCCCTATGTGCAAAAGACGCTGGACTATGTAGCGAACAACGGGCCGCAGGTGGCCGGAATCCTTGGCGGGTTGGCCGGAACCTTTGCGGCCATGAAGTTTGCGCCGCTGGCCGGAAACATTTTGGAGGGAGCCGGGAGCCTGCTGTTTGGTGAGAGCGGCGGGCTTGGCGCGGCGGCGGGCGGCAGCAAGAGAAGCGGCGGCCTGCTGGGCGCGGTGAGCAGTTTGTTCACCGGCGGACAGAAGTTTGCGGGCAATGCCGTTGGCACGATCAGCAATGTGGCCGAGGCCGCAGGCGTTGGCGCGACAATGGCAAACTCCAACATGACGCGGACGCAGTGGGGAGCCGTTACCAGCAACGGGAGCGGCAGCTTTATGCAGCGGTTGGAGAACGGCGCCATTGGTGCTTACTTTGGCATTAAAAACCGTGGAACGCTGACCAACCAAAAGGGAACCGACTACAAGTTTATGCAGGGCCTTATGGGCGTGGCCGGGCAGATCACCGACGCAAAGCAAGGCGGCGGACTGCTGGGTATGGCAAAGAACGCTGTGACGAGCAGCCCCATAGGGCAGTATTTTGGCGGAATCCGCGCGGCAGCCGGGAATGTGGCGAATACCACCATCGGCAGCAAGATCGCAGGTTTCGGCAAGGGCACCATTGGTGTGAGCAAAGAAATCCTTGCGGGCATTGCGGGGCCGGAGGGCTTGGGTCTGACCAACCTTGTGAGCGGTGCCAAGGGGCTTGCACAGAACGGTGCTGGCTGGGTGGCCGGAAAAGCCGGGAATGTAATCTCCACCGTAGCGAACAGCGGCGTGGGGCAGGCAATCGGCGGCGCGGCTGGCAAGGTTGGCGGCGTGGCAAAGGGCGTGGTGAGCGTTGGCTCTAACGCCTTGGGTGCGCTGGGCAACTTTGCCGGAGCGGGGGCTGGACTGCTTGGCAGCGTTTGGGGGCCGGTGGCAGGAGGCTTTGGCAGCCTGTTTGCCGGGGCAGCCCCGGTAATTGCTGCGATCAGCGGCATTATTGCCGTGGTAAGCATTTTGGGCGACCACTTGGAGGACATACGCGGCATAGTCGTGAATGTGTTTGGTGAAACCGGTGGGCAGGTATTTGATGTGTTCACCGGCAAGCTGCAAGGCGTGGCCGACTTTGTGACGGGGCTTTTCAGCGAGGGCGGCGTGGCCGCTGCGCTGGCCCCCTTGCAGAACACGATCACAAACCTGTTTGGCGAGAACGCAGGCGCGGCCTTTGGCGGCGTGGTGACTATCCTGCAATCCATCATGGGTGTGGTTGGGCAGATCGTGACCTTTGCGACGGGCACGGTCAAGCCGATCATACAGGATGTATTTGCCTTTATCACGGGTACAGTGCTGCCCATTATTTTGCAGACCTTTACGGCGGCAGCGCCGACGATAGCCAGCATAATTACAAACCTTGGCAGTGCGGTTATGACGGGTATGCAGATCATTGGCAGCGCCATTCAAGCGGCAATGCCGATCATACAGGGCATTATTACCGTGATTATGACCATTGGCAGCGTGGTTGTGCCCGCACTGCTGGCCGGGTTTGAATCGTTCAGCGCGGGAATCAGTGCGGTTATGAGCGCGATTCAAGGTATCTTCCAAGGCTTGATTACTTTTATTACCGGGGTGTTCTCCGGCAGTTGGAGCCAAGCGTGGGAGGGAATCAAGCAGATTTTCGGTTCTGCTTTCGACGGACTGGTGGCGCTGTGCAAAGCGCCGCTGAACGCCGTTATTGCGATCATCAACAAGGCAATTTCCGGCATTAACGGTTTGGGCCTGACTATCCCGGAATGGGTGCCCATACTTGGCGGCAAGAGCTTTTCCGTCAATATACCCACCTTGCCCATGCTGGCAAGGGGCGGCTTTACGGACGGTGTTTCTATCGCCGGTGAAGCCGGAACCGAGGCGGTAATCAGTTTCCAGCGCGGAGTACGCAGCGACAACATCAACACTTGGACGCAGGCGGGCCGTATGCTGGGGGTAAGCGGAGAGCAGGCCGCCGTGGCGGCAGGTGTACCGTATGCCGACGGCGGCGGTGCGGTGGAGCTGGCGACGCTTGAGGCGACGCAGGGTAACAACGCTGTGGAGCTGCAAGAGATCGACACCGGCAAGCCGCAGCCGGAACAGGACGGCGGAGGAACCCCGGACGGCGGCGGGCAGGTTGTATTTGCACCGCAGATCACCGTGCAGGGCAACGCTGACCGGGCTGTACTGGAAAGCGTTTTGGACGACGCGCAACAGCGGTTTGAACTTTGGTACGAACAAATGATGCGCCGAAAGGCGCGGACGGCCTACTGACAGGAGAAACGATATGGCATACACAACAAAGAGCGGTGACACTTGGGATGTGATTGCAAAGCAGGTGTACGGCAGTGAATACCATGCGGACATTCTGATGGCGGCCAACTCGCAGCAGATCGACACTTTCCTTTTTGAGGCCGGGGTGGTGCTTGCCACCCCGGTTTTGGAGGAGGAGCGCGACGGACTGCTGCCACCGTGGAAGTACGAGGCAAGCTATGAATAACGGCAGACGGGTTGAATTGGATGTAACCTACAACAATGCCCCTTTTGCCGGGCAGGTAGGCGCGGAGATCGAGAGCCTGACCTATGTTGACAATGCCGCCGACGACAGCGACAGCATAGACATTACGCTGGACGCACAGGACAGTAAATGGCTGCACGGCTGGCTGCCGGAGGAGGGCGCGACCCTGCGCCCGCGCATTATCGGGCGGGATTGGAACGGCCCCGGTGACACCCATGTGATGGAGTGCGGGCTATTTATCCTTGACGATGTGGCTTACCAAGACGCGCCGACCACTTTACAGGTGGGCGGTGTGAGCAAGCCGAGCGACACCGATTTTAGCGAGTTGGAGCGGGAAACCATTTGGAAGAACACATCCATAAAGCGAATTGGGGAAAGCATTGCCGGGCGGTACGGGCTGGGGTTCACCTATGACGCAGACGATTACGACATAGAGTGCGACGAACAGGACGGCACCGACAGCAGCTACTACAACACCCTTTGCAAAAACTACGGTCTGATCTTAAAAGTGTACGCAAAGCGGCTGTGGGTATATGACCGGGAGCGCTACAAAGGCAAACGAGCCGTGCAGGACTTTGACCGCACGAACATTATACCCGGCAGTTTGAGCTACAACACGACCCTGTCCGGCACCTATACAGGCGGGTATTTTACCTACACAGACGCCGACAAGGACTTGGACATTGTGTGCAGCGTGGGCGGCGGAAACCACACCAAGAATGTGAACCGCCGTGCCACCAGCGTTTTTGACGCAAGCGTACAGCTTTGCGCTGAGATCAACAATGCCA